GAGCTTTACCAAAAGTATCTAGGCCGTGATCCAGAGCAAGCTGGTCTTTACTACTGGATGAACTCTGGAGAATCTTTAGAGTCTATTGAATGGAACATTGCTAATTCTAAAGAAGGTCAAGAGCGTTCTTCAGCTATTAATACAGCTTTGACTGCTCTAGCTAACTCTCCTGACACAATGGGCTTAGGTTTACAAGGGATGTTTAGCGCAAACAAGCCTGACCCTGTTGTACAAGGGCCAGACGGTCAGTACTACTTATCTAACCCTCAGTTAACTACCAACGGTTGGATAACTAACCCAGACTACAGCACACCTGTGTACTTCTTTCATCAGCCTATCGAAGTCGGTGAGGCACGAGGGAACTACGCAACGTACAGTGAAGACTACAGAACAGCAACCCAGCAGGGCAACTGGTTCACAGAAGACCAGATTAAGTCCTTCTGGGATGGAACGTTTGATACTGGCACTCTGAATATGGATGTGTTTAGGGAACAACACCCTGACATGACTTTTGACCAGTATATGTCCTTTGTTAGCGAAAACTCTGCTTTGTACGCTCAAGGCCTTACGCCTGAGAGCAATCCAGAGATGTTTTCAGATCTTACTAATAAGTACGGAATCAAGACTTCTTTTGCTGGTGAAAGTGGACACGTATACGGGTGGAACGGTAGTAACTACACTAAGACTTTCCACGCAGACAAGAGCCTCGACACTGGCGGCATAATTATGTCTCTGGCTGTGGCGGCTATGACCGGAGGATTGGCTAACGAAGGTCTACTTGGTAGCTTTGTGCAGGGCTTAAGTGGATACCAGAGAGCCGCAGTAATTAACGGAGCCATGACAGCGGTTCAAACCGGCGGTGATCTCAAGGCTATTGCTGGGTCTGTTGTCGGTACTCTTGCTGGAGGAAAGCTAGGTTCTTTTGTTGACTTAGGAAGTGCCGCCGCAAACAGTGCTTTGTCTAGCTCTATTTCTTCTGCTTTTGAGCAAGCTATCGTAAACGGAGAAATAGACTTTGAAACAGTGCTGTCATCAGGTGTTCTTGGTGCTGGTGCAGAAATAGCTAAAGATTTAGCAGAGGCCTTAATTAAAGGAACTGAGTTTGACTTTGGTGGATTAATTAGTCAAGATTCTCAATTATTTGGTGTTCTCAACGGGGAATACGATTTAAGTACGGGAAAGTTTACTGGCGGGTTAATTGGCAACGTCAGAGGAGCATACAACCAGTTTGTAGAGCAGTACATTACAGGCGGAGATTGGTGGGAAAACGCAACAGAAAGTTACGACTCTGTTGATATTTATGAAACAGCTAAAGGAAAGTATGTAGATTTAGTAGGATACGACGGAAAAACTACAACACTAGCTTGGAATGACTTTGTATCTCAGGGCTTTGATGAAGTTTCAGGGTCTAGCGCCCTTTGGGATTCTATAAGCGGAGCTATGGATTCTATTCCTGATAGTTGGTACGACACTCTCTGGAACTGGATGCAAACGACTTCTCGTTCTACAGGAGGAACGTATACCACGGAAGGTGGCTCAACAGTTACCGTAACAACCACAGGTACTGATGACACCGGAGACGGAGGCGATGCTACTTCTGGTGACTTTAATTGTTCTTCCGTAAACCGACAGCAAGTTGCAGGAGCTACAAAAGAAGAAGAATGTGGCGGGTGTTTAGAAGGTTATCAATCTGATGAATTTGGAATCTGTACTGCTGTTATAAATAAAGTATGTCCCGCTGGTCAAGCGTGGAACGACGTAATTGGTGATTGCGTTGATGAGATTTTTTACACTCCCGGTTCTCCTTGTAACATGGAAGACGGAACACAAGGTGTATTTGATGATAATGGAGACTGTATATTTAAAGGAACTGGTACTGGTGGTGATGGCAGTGGCGGTGGAGATGGAACAGGAGGTAAAGCAGGAGACGCCTGTACAGTAGAAGAAACCAAAGAAGCCGGTACTCTACAAGATGACGGACAAGGGAACCTTACGTGTGTAGCTACTGGAACAGGAGGTAAAGCAGGAGACGCTTGTACAGTAGAAGAAACCAAAGAAGCCGGTACTCTACAAGATGACGGACAAGGGAACCTTACGTGTGTAGCTACTGGAACAGGGACTGGAGGTACGGGAAGTACTGGAGATACTCGTAAGGCTGGAGATGCTTGTACTGACGACGCTACAAACAAACAAGGAACATTACAGGAAGACGCACAAGGTAATTTAATTTGTGTAGTTGCCGGTGATACCACAACTGTAGACACGGGAAGTACCACTACTAAGACTTGTTCAGACCCTGATAGAGCAACTAAAGAAGACGGGTCTTGTGCTGAGTTGTGTAAAGACGGTACTATCCCCGATCAACACGAAGAAGGCCTCTGCGGCAATCCTCTAATAAAAACAACAGGTCCGGGTGGAAATGATGTTGACTGTTCTGTTATTAATGCAGACAACTACAACCTATGTGGTAAAGTGGATTGCTTTACTAACGAAACTCCCGGTCCTTATGTAGATAGTTTTTCTGAGTGTCCTGATGTTAGTGGAACCGGAGACACCGGAGGAAACGGAGGAACTAAGGTTGATTGTACTTTAGTTGAGTGTCAGTCTCCTAGACCTGACGGAGAAGCTGGAGTAGCTTGGGATACCTGCTGTACTGACTCTACTGTAATTACCACAGGAGGCGGTGGCGGAGAAGAAGACAAATGTAAACTGGTGGAATGTGAATCTCCTAGACCCGAAGGTAATTTAGGCGCTCTGTGGGACCAGTGCTGTAAAGAGACTCCCGTAACTACTACTACTGGTGGTGGTGGAGATGACGGAGGTAATATGTTTGGAAGCTCTGGTTTAAGCTCATTTAGTCCTGCTGGACAACCGGGAATGTTTGACCCAACTATTACCGCTGGGGTTTCGTTAGAGCAAGCTATGCAATTTCCGATAAGAGACTTTTTATTAGAAGCCCTGCCTAAGACGAAGAAAGGCATGATGACAGGAAACATAGTATGACATATTTAGACATAGTAAACAACGTACTGAGGCGTTTACGAGAAGACACAGTAACAACCGTTACTAATGATACGTACAGTACAATGGTTGGTGACTTTGTTAACGATGCGAAACAAATTGTAGAGAACGCTTGGGATTGGTCTAATCTTAGATCTACCCTTACGATCACTACGGCGGCTGATGACTACACGTACTCGCTTACTGGCTACCAAGACCAAGGTAAGATTCTAAACATCATTAACGATACGTCTAACATTGTGATGGAGTACAGACCTCAAGAATGGTTTGACGATAAGTTCTTTGTAAACACTCCTGCCTCTGGTGCACCACAGTACTACACGTTTAGTGGCATCGACGGCTCTGGTGACGCACAGATTGATGTGTACCCTAAGCCTGACGGTGTTTACTCTCTGAAGGTCAAGAGCGTCATCAGGAACGTAGCCTTGAGTTCTGACTCTGACACGTTGGCTATTCCTAGTCAGCCTGTAATTCACATGGCGGTAGCTCTGTTAGCTCGTGAACGTGGGGAGACAGGCGGTACGTCAACACCAGAGTACTTTGCTATTGCTGACAAGTACCTGTCTGACGCTATTGCTCTGGACGCACAGAAGCACCCTGAAGAAACTATTTGGTTTACACCGTAGGAGACGTTAGATGGCACAGCCACTACAAAGCATTAACCTAGTTGCTCCTGGTTTTAAAGGGGTCAACACAGAAGACTCCCCGATAGCGCAGGATCCGTCTTACGCTGATGTAGCTGATAACGCTGTAATTGACAAGCGTGGTCGTTTGGCGGCACGTAAAGGTATTGAAGTTTTAACAACAGACAAGACAGAACTAGGTACAGATTACGTACACAAGATTCATCACTTTTACGATGACGCTGGTAACGAGGTAATCTTTACTGCTGGTAACAACAAGATAATGACAGGCACAACTACGTTGACTGACGTAACGCCTGCATCTTACACGATTACAACAAACAACTGGAAGATTGTAAACTTCAACGACAAAGCGTACTTCTTTCAACGTGGGTACGATCCTTTGGTGTACGACAACGCTAACGGATTACGCACGTTTACTGTAGCTAACGGTACAGCCACAGCCGCTACTCTAAAGTGTCACGAGGCTCTGTCAGCATACGGACGTTTGTGGGTTGTAGACAACGCAACAGATACACAGACTATATACTGGTCTGACTTGTTAATAGGTAATGATTTTACTGGTGGTAGTAGTGGTTCTATAGATGTATCTAAAGCGTGGCCTGATGGTTACGACGAGGTTAGGGCTTTAGCGGCACACAACAACACGCTAGTTATATTTGGTAAGCACAGCATCCTTGTTTACGGCGGTGCAACAAGTCCAGCTAGTATGGCTCTTGTAGACACAGTGTCTGGTGTTGGGTGCATCTGTAGAAACTCTATTCAGAACATTGGTACAGACATTCTGTTTATGTCTAACTCTGGTTTGCGTAGCTTGGGCAGAACAATACAAGAGAAGTCACTGCCTATTTCTGACTTGAGCTTAAACGTAAAAACAGAAATCATTGAGGTAATACAAAATCGTTCTTTACCTACGGCCTCTGCGTACAGTCCAGAGCAATCTTTCTATTTAATTTGTTTTCCAGATCAGTCTACGATTTACTGTTTTGATCTGAAAGGTAAACTAGAAAACGGATCGTACAGGGTAACAAGATGGACATCTGTACCACATAGATCATTTATGCGACACACTGACGGTACGTTGTACATAGGAACAACAGACGGTGTAGGAACTTATTCTGGCTACTTAGACAACACGTCTGTGTACCAGTTTAGATACTTTAGTCCTGCGTTGACGTTTGGAGATTCTAGTAAAACTAAGTTTCTAAAGAAGATCAGACCAACCTTGATTGGTGCAAACGAAGAAACAATCTTTGTTAAGTGGGCTTACGACTTTAAAACAAACTACAAGAACTACGAGATTAACGTAGGCAACCAAGTGCCAGCGTACTACGGTGTATCAGAGTACACAGTTGGTACATTTACTGGTGGTATCTTAACTACTAAACCTACTGTTAACACTACGGGTAGTGGTAGTGTTGTTACGATTGGGCTAGAGGCTGACATAGACGGCTCTCAGCTTTCAATTCAGGAGATTAACGTACTAGCATTAATAGGTAAAACAATATGAGCAACTATACTAAGACAACAAACTTTACTGCTAAGGATACGTTGCCTGCTGGCGATACCAACAAGATTATCCGTGGTAGCGAGTTTGATACGGAGTTTGATGCTATTGCTGTGGCATCAGCCACTAAAGCAAACATAGCGTCACCGACGTTTACAGGGACTGTGACAATACCCGCTTTGAACTTTACGGGAACTCTGTCTACAGGTACGATTGATGGAGGTACTTACTAATGGCACTCGGATTTCTAGGGAACATAATTGGGGATGTTGCCTCTTCTCTGTACAGCAATATGCCTGAAAACATAAAGAATCTGTATACAAAGGAAATAACTGATATTGCGGCTCCTGACGTTTCATTTAAACCTTTTACGGTTAGTGGACCTACCGGCAAAATCCAAGCCACGAAAGCGGGGGGAACTCAGTACACATTAGATCCTACTTCTGCGGCTATACAGAGTGCTCTAGAATCTCAGGCACTCTCTAGGTTTGGCACTCCTGCGGCTGGTGCTGGACAACTGGGAGCCGCCGGTCAACAGTTGTTAGGCGTAGGTCAACAGCAGTTAGGCGTATCTCCGTTTGGCCTCGCTGGTCAACAACAGGCGGCACAACAGGCGTTTGGCTTAGGTGGGCAGTTCATGGGTCAAGCTGGTATGCCTATGGGTGCTAGAGAACAAGAGGTGTACGACAGAATTAGGGCTACACAGCTTGGTGAAGAGGAGAGACAGAGACTTGCTTTAGAAGAGCGTTTGTTTGCTCAAGGAAGAGGTGGTGTACGTACATCAATGTTTGGTGGTACACCAGAGCAACTAGCGATGGCACAAGCACAAGAAGAAGCTCAGAACAGGGCCGCTCTTGCCGCTATATCTCAAGCACAAGCAGAACAACAGCAACAGGCGGCTCTAGGCGCTCAGTTTGCAGGGCTAGGTTCTGGCCTAGCTACACAGAGACAAGCTCTAGATACCGCACAACAAGCTAGGGCTATGCAAGCACTCCAAGGCGGCATGGGCTTGATGGCAGGAGGTCTTGGGTTAGAAGAGGCACAACAAGGGATTGGCTTAGGTGCACTTCAGGGCGCTTATCTTCCACAGGCGGCTATGCTCTCTGCGTTCTCTCCTGCACTCAACGTGGCTAGCTTGGCTGACGTTGCACGTAGGCAGAGCGGTCAGTACGCAATGGAAACTGACATTGCTAACCTTGAGGCAGAACTACAGAGACAAGCTGGTTTGTCCAACTTGTACAGCGGTTTGTTCAGTGGCGCTACTGGATTAGTCGGTGGGCTAGGTACTGGTTTGGCTAACATCATGGGCGACACTGGTATGTTCACTGATATTTACAACTGGGCTAAAAAATTCATTCCTTCAGACATGGCCCTTAAAACTAACGTACAACTTCAGGGCCAGTTACCCAACGGTATAAATTTGTACACTTGGGATTGGACTGAAGAAGGAAAAGAGCTTTCTAACAACGCTCCTTCCTACGGTGTTATTGCTCAAGAAGTTCAAGAGATTATACCGGAAGCAGTAGTTCGTGGTGACCACGGTTACTTAACTGTTGATTACTCCAAGCTGATTTAAGAGGAAACAGAAATGGCTTTTAGAATAAACACAGGATTGCCTCAAGCTGGCTTGTCAGCAGGACAGATGATTGGTTCTGCTTTTGGACAGCTAGGCGGCTCTATTGGTGGTATGTTGACTCGTGGTGGCGAGGCGATCAGAGAGGGCCGTGAGGCTGAAAAAATGGCTGGTATTTATGCACCTGTTACTCAAGAGGGTGCAACATCTACTCAACTGTTTCAGGCGGCTCAACAACTGATGTCTATGCCAGATAAAACAAAGGAAGCTATGGCGTTACTTGAACAAGCTAGGTCAATGCAGATAACAGAGCAAAACAAAGCTAACTTACAAAAGTTGCAGACTGATGTTGCTCTTCAAGCAGAACAACTGGGTTTTCCTGAATTAGCAAAGCAAGTAAGATCAGCGAGTACTATGGAGAGAGTACAAGATATTGCTGATCGACTTACCGAAAGACAAATGGAAACGATGCCAGCTTTAAGTAAAGACGCTAGAAGAAGGCTTTTACTCAACGTGGGGTATACTCCTCAGTTTGTTGGTACGCTGGACCTAGAAAACATGTCTAAGCAGGAATTTCAAGAATACCAAAAGCTAATGAAGGGTGACGTTGAGTTGTTTTTAGAAAACGGTTCTCCAGTAACTTACAGAGTTACTGAATCAGGAATGATAGTTAAAAATGGTGAATTAGTAGACCCTAGTACTCTAAACTTAACAGAAGCTCCGAATCAACAGATTATACGAAATGTAACAGCGGGTATGGCAGATGAATTGTCTAAATTAGGGGCAAAACAGTTTGCAGAACTATATGACCAAGCCATGAAATCTTCTGAAGGAATTAGAAGCATCGACAGAATTATTGGCGATGTTGATACCATGTTTACAGGTACTTTAGCAAACGTAAACTTACAAGTTCAAAAGTTTATGAAAGCAGTTGGAATACCAGTAGACGATTTAAAAATAGAAAATACAGAAGTATACCAAGCAGAGTCTGCAAAAAGAGTGGCAGAATACATTAAAAACCTAGGTGCTGGTACGGGACTTTCTGATAACGACTTAAAATTCACCTTAAAGGTGGTAGCTGGTGACATCACTTTAGATGAAAACACTATTAAGAAGGTTTTGACTGAGTACAAAGAAGCCGCCGCTCGTAAAGTGAATGGTTACAACAAGATGCGTTCTTCACTTTCAACTAAATTAGGCGAAAACGAACAATCTGCCTTAGCTTTTTATGATCCAGTGCCTCTTCCAACGACAGGCCGTAAATACGAAGGTTTTGAGATAGTTCCACAACCGCAGTAGGGGTAAAAAATGCCACAAACTACAGTTAGAACACCTGCTGGAGAAGTTACTGTCAGTCACCCTGAAGGGGCTACTGATGAGGAGATTTTAGGGTTTGCCCAACAGCAATATCAAGCGCAAATATCGGCTGAAGAAGAGGCTGTTGTGCCTCCTCCTTCTTACGTTGAGCGTGTGATGCAACCCACTACAGAGTTTAAGCCTGAGTTTAAACGTAGGTTAGCCACGCTCGCTACGCAGATACCGGAAGTTCCCGGCTCTGGTCAAATAGGAGTGTCTGACGTTGCTGGCACAGCTATTTCTCAAGCGGCTAGAACAGGTGGCGCTATGGCTGTTGAAGCCTTAACTCCACTTGGAACAGCTATTTCACAAGTAGCAAGAACAGGTGGCGCTATGGCTGTTGAAGCCTTTACTCCACTTATTCCACAAACAATCAAAGATGCGTTTGACAAAGCTATAACAGCTACTGGACAAAAACTCTCTGAATTTTATCAAAACCCAAACGTACAAGAAATGATGTTGTCTATTTCTTCTGGGTACGATTCTTATAAAAACTGGGAGAAAAATAACTGGGCGTTAGCGAACCAAATAAAAGAAAACTTAGGTACTGGGATTGATATAATGGGCTTATTTTCTCCTAGGGCTGATCTAGTTGATATAGATTTCAAATTACCCGGAGAAATGAAAGCTAGGAAAGCAGGTGTCGCCTCTGATTTAGCTCGCAGAAAAGAAGCACTTACTCGTATGCTTGAACCGGAAACATTAACGGCTCAAGATAAAGCACCGCCAGTAGGTTTACTACAAACACGAACGTGGTTAGCTAACGATTTTGATGAATCAGTTATTGATACGGTTCAAACGATACCCGGAATACAGCCTTACGGTTCTATTACTAAAAACTTTAGTATTATGCAGGATCACGTAGATAATCAATCAGTTAAACTGAGTCAGTACATTAAAGCACAAAACAAGCCGGTAGACATGGAAGCATTAAACCTTGAGTTTTCTGAAACAATGGGTGATTTTATGAATAGCGACGTTTACCAACTTGCTACTGACCAAGCTCAAAGACAGTTTTTAAAATATATGGATTTGGCACAAAAAATTATAGCTGAAGAAGGAAAAGACTTAAAGGGGTTATTAGCGGCTAGAAAGCGTTTTGATACGGCAGTTCAAGCGGCAGGGCAAACACTTGAGGCAGACGTTTCAACCTATCAAGGTTTAGCGGCTAAAATGGTTCGTGGAGTGATGAACGATTACATTAAAAGCAACACGAAAGGAAATGAAGTACACCACCTATTAGACCAGCAATTCAGAACACTTACTGCTATGGACAGGCTCGTAAACAAAAGAAACAGAGAGGGCATTAACGTTCCTGCAAGGCTTTTGGATAGTATTAAGCAAAACACAGGAATTACTTTGTCTGCTACTGCTTTATCGGTTGTAGCAACTTATAGTTTAGCGGCAGGATCTCCCGTTGCGGCAACTGCTATTGGTGGAGCCGCATTAGGCTCTATTTTTGCTAAACAAATAAGAAGGCACGGAAAAGCGGTTGTTCTAAAATCTTACGCAGAGTTGTTGTCTGCAACCAACAAAGCCATAAAGAAAATCAATGACCCTCTAGAATTAGAAAGAATGGAGTTAGATAGGTTGGTATTGATTGATCTCATAGATGAAATAAGAAACTATGAGGAGACTGAAGAAGATGAGTAAAGAAAACTTCTATGATCTACGAAGACTGCCAATCTTCAGGACTACATGGCTGTGGGTAAAAACGTAGGTAGAGTAGGAATGTTAACAGGAGCATCTATAAATGAAAACGAAGAACAACAACGATAAGCACAGTGTCTCTTACACACCCCACGACTACCACAGTATGTGCCAGAAGTCAAAGGAAAAGATTCGTAAGATGCAACAAATGGGAATGACTACGCCCCATGACCCGAAAGACAAGCCAGAGGACGTAGCCAAAGAAGACAGAGGTTACTCTATCCTGTTCTTCAGTTAATCCACGATCAACTCCCTCAGTCTACGGGCCTGTGTAGCCACGGGCCTCAAGACTCCTCCCGTGTCAAAACTCTCGTCGTTCACTAGCGACACGTTGTACCGAACTCTGTTGATAGCGTAAGCAGTGTCAGTGATCTGCCTGTGTCCTGCTGATGCTGTCTCAGGCGTGTTCACAACCTCGTTACACACCAACAGAGAGTTACTGTGGAACACCCCGTGTACACCGTAGGACATCAAGTCATCGTACTCGCCGCACACATCGTTCCACCCGTGTCCAAACTCAGGGAAAATGTATCCTGACTTCTGGTTACTCTGGTTCTCAGGCCCGTGTGCTAAACCTACTGAGTGTCCTATCTCGTGTAAGTCTGTGTATACGTCACACTGAGACATGGATGACGGTGGCTGTCCCTCGTTGAAACGGTAATTAGGGTAAGCCACACCACAGGTATCTGCGTAAGACATTCCGTAAGCCAGCACAACGTCCACAGGGAGTTGATTAGCCTGTTTTTCTACGTCTTCTAATGTGTGGTAGTGTGCTAACCAAACCTCCTTTAGCTCGTACCTAACGTGTACACCAGACCTCTCGTACACCCCGTTGTACTCCTGAACCCTGTCCTCCCACCTATCCCAAGCCTCTGGGTACTCGTACATCAACTCTATCGGTGTATCTTTACCGTACTTAGTGTGAGAGGCGTACACGAGAACACCTAGCTCCCACGTAACCACACGGTCATCATCTTCACCGTAGTAGATAAACGGATAAGACCCCCTCTGTTCGTACCCCTGACAGTCTAGGTTACTCTCAGTAGGACACACAGGTTCTGGCTCAAACCTAAACTGTATCTCCTCAACACCCAGAGTAAATACACCGTCACCCGTAGATCCGTCCCCGTACACCTCCACAGTACAGCACCCGACTCTCTTGGCTGTACCTCTTGTTGTGCTGTGGTGTACCATGCCCCAAGGCTCTTCACGGCCTAGCATATCTTTGTAGTCCACAGATATAACCACAGGGTCAAACCTGTCTCCAGATTCCTTTACCAGAGACAGATTGAGTTTACGGGAAAACCCACACTTACGTGCCCTTGGATCTTTGGTTACGTACCTGTTACCTTCTGTGTCCTCGTAGATAGACCACTGGACACCCGGATAGTTCTTAGCGCAACCAGAGCGTACTAGGGTGTCAGAAGAGGCGTTGGGCGCTCCGAAGAGCAACCCAACTAGAGCGTACCGGAGTAACTTAGAGTTCACAGTTGTTGCCGGTACAGGCCAACTGTTGACTACCCTCAGTCATATCAGACTCCTCACTGATGTCCCATTTGATCTCAGTGGGGAAGCCCTTGACTAACTCGTTGTACGTCTTTTTGTCCACAGGCTCGTAAGGTGCTTGCTGGTACGTGTGGTCTGAGTAGGGCAGGAAGCTAATCCCTGACACCTTGTCAAACTTGTTGTACAGCCACTGTCCCACCTCCAGAAACTCGTTGTCACGGTAGTAACAAGTCATTGACGGCTTGTGCTCACACCATTCGTCCTGATATATCTCCCACAGTTCTAACTGCTCCATAGCACCCATCTCTGAGGCTGTCACAGCGCCATCTGGAGAGGCGATAGGGAAGCTGAATACCCTAGTACTGGGTGACATCACATCGTCCTCTACAGGGACACCAGCGGCCTCTAGGACAGCGCAAAGTGGGTCACGAGCATCTGCACGTACACGCCGAATGTATTGTGCAGAATAACGAGGATGGATACCACTAGCGCTATCGACCAACTGACTAACAGTGCCTGAAGGCTTAACCGCAGTGATAGCGGCAGATACATTGATACCCAATCTGCCAGCCCACTCCTTGTTTGTTTTGATTGCTTCTTGTCGCATGGCTCTGAGCCACTTCTTGAGTTCATTTTTGTCTCCTCTGCCTGATAGCAACGGATGATCCATGATGCCTGTCAGGGAAACTCCAAGTAGCGCCTCTTCTTCCGTGTTAGTCTTCCAGATGTTCCTCAGATATCGGAAGTCGGTAAGGGTAGCCTGAAGAGTCCCAAGGATAGTCGCAACCCGAACCTTTCGTTTGAGGCTGTTGAGTGTATCTTGTGGCCTAACGACAACCTCTGAAAGATTACAGAATTGGTAGGGTCTGAGGATGATTTCGCTACATGGATTAGTTCCGAAATCGTAGGTAGCATCTCTTCGGTCATTTCTTGAAGCCTGTTTTTGACTTGCGACTCTACTAAAGACACCTCGTTCTCCTGATTTTGATTCATATAAGCTGGTCCACTCATTTAAAAATGCCTCAAAGTCTGGTTTTTCTGTGTAACACGCTGAGTTGTTCGCTAGTCCTCGCTGGGGTTCGTCAACGTACCACTGTCCGTGTTTGCACCTTCGGAGTCTATCGTCTGTGAGGTTACTGAGGCTGATGAGCGCTGATCGTCTGACTCCTCCGACAACGACGATTTGAGCAATCTTACAGCAAAGATCGTGACATTCAATGGAGCTAAGTTTTCTCCCAGACGCTCCCCGAAAGAGGTCCACCGTGAATCGAAACAGTTCGAGCAAAGGCTCTGGACCCGATGCTCTACCTCCAAAAACCCTGAGCGGGGAACCTGAAGGTCGTACTCTGCTAACGTCCCATCTGGGAACCTGACCTGAATACAACAGTGATACCAACTCCCTAAACGATTTCGCCCATCCGATCTTCGAATCTGCCACATTAATAACTGTATCGGTTTCATGGAACTCCTCTGCTACTTCTGGTAATTT